TTTCCGCCGCCGAACTGGGAACGCTGATCGGCATCAACTCGCGCGCGGTGCGGGACTATGCGCAGCGCGGGGTGATCACCAAGACGAAGCGCGGCAAATACCGGCTGACCGAAGCCGTCCCGCAGTTCTGCAAGCACATGCGCGGTCTGGTGACCGGGAAGGGCGGCGAGCCCGGCGCGCTCAGTGGTTCGGCCGAGCGTGCGCGGCTGTTGCGTGAACAGGCAGACGCCGCTGCGCTCAAGAATGCCGTGGCGCGCGGTGCGCTGCTGGAGGCGGTGGCGGTCGAGCGAGAGTGGTCATCGATTCTCGCCGGTGTGCGGGCCGGCGTGCTGGCGGGGTCCAGCCGTATTGGGCAGCGGCTTCCGCATTTGAGCTTGAACGATCTCGCCGAGATCGATGACGAGCTTCGCGCCTTGCTGGCCGGGCTGGGAGGCGCTCAGTGACCACGCTGGCCGATGTCCGCGCACGAGCGCTCAAGGCATTGATCCCGCCGGAGCGCATCCGGTTATCGGAGTGGGTCGAGAAAGAGATCGTGCTGCCGTCCGGCACTAGCGCCTTGCCGGGCAAGATGAGGCTTTGGCCATTCCAGGCGGCAATCCTGGACGCGATCGGCAGTCCTGAGGTCGAGCGCGTCACGTTGCTCAAGAGCGTCCGCGTTGGCCTCTCGACGATGATCGTGGGGGCGATCGCAAACTTCATCGTCAATGACCCGTCGCCAATCCTGTTGATCCTGCCGACCGAGAGCGATGCGCGGGACGTGGTGGTCTCCGACATCGAGCCCATTTTTGCCGCCACGCCGACCTTGCGCGGGGCGCTGAGCGCTGATGTGGAGGAGGGTGAGAGAAACACCCTGTTGAGCCGCCGCTTCGCCGGTGGCTCTCTAAAGGTTGTGGCGGCCCGTGCGCCGCGGAACCTGCGACGGCACACTGCGCGGATCCTGATCATCGATGAGGCCGACGCCTGCGAGCCGACGGCGGAGGGCAACGTGATCACGTTGGCCGAGAAGCGGACGCTGAGCTTCGCGACCCGGAAAATTATCCTCGGCAGCACGCCGCTATTCGAGGATACCAGTCACGTTCTGCGCGCCTATGCCGCGAGCGACCGGCGCATTTACGAGTGTCCATGTCCTTCATGCGGCGGCTTCACCGAGCTTCTGTGGCGGCATATCGAGTGGCCGGAAGGCAATCCGGCGGCCGCGGCCTTCCGGTGTCCGCATTGCGGCGCGCTCGTTGACGAGCGGCACAAGACCGCGATGGTCCGCGCCGGTCAGTGGCGCATCACCGAGCCGTCGGTGACCCGGCACGCCGGCTTCAAGGTCAACGCGCTAATCAGCTTATTGCCGAACACGTCGTGGGGTGCGCTGGCGACCGAGTTCGTCGCCGCGAAGGAGGACACGACGCTTCTACAGACTTTCACAAATACCATCCTCGCTGAGCCTTGGCGCGAGAGCGGCGAGGAGGTCGACGAGACCGCTTTAAGCGCACGTGCTGAGGCATTTGGAATCGATGCTATTCCGCCGGAGGTGCTGTTGATCACCTGCGGGTGTGACGTGCAGGACGACAGGCTCGAGGCCAGCATCGTAGGCTGGTCGCGCAAGGGTGAGATTTACGTGCTCTGTCACAACGTGATCTGGGGGAGTGTGGACGACGACGTTACGTGGTCGGAGTTGGACGAGCTGTTGAAATCAAAATGGCAGCACCCGTTCGGCGGTCAGATCGGTATTGAGGCGTGCGCGATCGACAGTGGCGATGGCGAGTGGACCCAGCGGGTCTACAATTTTTGCAACCCGCGCACCTCCCGCCGGGTCATGGCCATCAAGGGCCTCGGCGGTGGTCGCCCGGATATTGCGGCGAGCAAAAGTAAGATGAAGGGCGGCGGCCGTCTTTGGATCGTTGGTGTCGACGCCGTCAAGACCACGCTGTTTTCCAGATTGCAGCGCGGTCAGATGATCCACTTCTCGCACTCGCTCGAACAGATCTACTACGAGCAGCTCGCGAGCGAGCGCCGAGTCGTTAGATACCGGAAGGGTCAACCGATCCGCCGTTTCGAGCGCATCAGTGGCCGGGTCCGAGCTGAAGCGTGGGATTGTTTGGTCTATGCATTTGCAGCTCGCGCCGCGATGCCTCATTTCGGCTTTGCACCGCGTGAGGAATACCTCAAGAACCCGGCCGCACCTCGCCGCTCGCTCGCCGCGCTGCTCGCCGAACAATTGCCAAGGTGACACATGGGCAGCATTCAGATTTTTGCACTCGAATATAGCGGCACGAAGCTTGCGTGCAGCCGGAGCTTCGACGGCGCGTATCACCTGAGGGCCGGCGATTATACCGTGCCGATGACACCCCAGACAGCGCACGCACTCGCGGAGGGGGGCAGGCGCATAAGAACGAAGGCGCAAGTTGCTTCACACTTTGGTCGGGAGATGAAGGCCGGCGTGGTGTTCCGGCGTGACATGCTCGCAGTCGACGGTCGTACGGTGCACCTGGAATTCGGCATCAGCGACATGGGCGATGTCTTTCTCGAAATTGCCGGGGCGCGGATGACCCTGACCGGCGAGCAGGCGCAATTGCTCTTGGCCGTTCTCGACCAGCTCGGCGCGGACGTGTCGTCGATCTCGTCGGCGTCGGAACAGCCGATTGATATCAACCTCACGCCCGGATTGCGGAACTTGCCGCCGCGCTGGACGGACGACGGCAAATGGTGACGCCCGCCACACCGCGCCCGCGCCCGCCGTCGATCCACGCGATCGCTGAACTCATCGAGGCCGCGGTCCGGCAGATGCGTGCCGAGCGTGACGCGGCGGTCGAGCAGTTGGTCGTAATGCTCGCCGATCTGCGCGCGGACAATGCCGTTTTTGCCGCGCGGCTCGACCGTGTCGATCCGCCGGTGCCGCTGCCGGGCTATGTGAGCATCAAGCAAGCCGCCTCCGCTTGCGGTTTTTGTGCCGAAAGTGTGCGGATCTGGGCTCAGACGGGTCAGGTCGCCTCGGACAAACGCGGCGGTCGCATTCGTGTAGAGCTGGCGTCCGTGCTGGAGCGCGCCGGTCGCCGTGGCTGAACTTGGTTTTTTGGACGTGAAAACCAGTTTCGGAATCACTATTGATCGGCACCATGATCAAAAATCCAAAGAACTACGTAAACCCGCTCTCGGCCAGCGTCGTCGAGACCTTGAAGAGGGCGCATCGCGAGCGTGCACAGCGCGAGGCCATTTACCACGACACAAAGCGTGTGGTCGAGAACGCCCTCAAGCCCGATGCGGCGACGTTCGCCGGGAGGGTACTTGCCGCCGCCGCCAAAGCTCGCGGCGAGGTCACCGACGAGACGCCGCGGTTTAGCGACGATGAACACGGGCGCCGCGCAAAATTGATCTGTAATGCTGCGAGAAAAGCTCGTGGCCAGGAGCCATTCAAATGACTGACAGACTCGCGGAACTTGAGGCTAAGGCCGCCACGCTCAACGCTGAGATCGCGAAGTTGAAAGCCGAACGCCCCGCGGCTCCGCGGCTGCCGCCGAAGGATGAAGGTCTGCGCATCGTTCCGGTGCTCGACGAGCGGTTCGATTTGCCGAACCTCAAGGAAATGGAACGGCTCTTCGCCGCTGTGCGGAACCTGTCGCCCTGGCCGCAGACGCTTGTCGACCGTTTCGACGATAACAGGCCGTTCCGGGGGTTCAGCTCGGCATTCCGCTGGCTCGCGAATGTGCCGCGCACCGATAGGCCGAATGGCAAGGTCGCGCTGTCCTATTGGATGGATGTGTGCCGCGGCTGGCTGCGCGCGAGGAATAGTGTCGCCAGCGATCTGGACGCGAATGCGCTGATCCTCGCGGTCCTCGCTAGCGGCGACGTTGCCTACTGCCCGGCCAATCACCAACTGGGCGCCGTTTGGGAGCTTGGTTTAGTCGAATTCGGCGGGAAGCCGGCTTCGCATGACGCATGGCGGCGCGTGATGAAGGAGGGCGCGGCCGCGGTTCTGCCGCCTTCGTCACCGCCGCGGCGGTTGCCGGCGCCGTCGAACGTGAGGGTCTACGGCGGATGATGGAATTGCCCGCGATCGCCGCAAGGCAAGGTGACTTAAACTCCCACCTAGAGATGGCCGCGGGCATGTTGGTCGAGTGCTGGAAAATTGCTCTTGGTCTACCGGGGGCAGAAGGTATGAGAAGCACGAGGCCTTGAAGTGCGGTGACTGCAGAGCGCCGGGTTTGACTCCTTTCCCCGGCACCAGCGGCGTCGGGCTCGGAAAAGTTCTCGCGAATGGCCGGGCCCGGCGCTGTTTTTTGATGCGAGGTGAGAGATGGCCGGCGGCCAAGATGACGCCATGCGCATGGCGGTCCAGATTGTCGATAAATTTCGCCGACTCTGAAAGATTTGCAGCGGTCGCTGCGCTCGTTGAGCGCGACCGCGAGCGACGCGCACAAGCTCTCGACGGTCAGGGCGAAGGATCACGAGGAAGCACTTTGTCAAAACTCCGGCGCCAAGTCGGCGGTCAGCGAGCGCATGAAGGCTGACCTTCGGCCGGCGCGTCGGCACGAGGACCACTGTCGGTCAGCGCGCGGCCTCTGAGTTCCTTGCGGGACTGCTCAAAAGTGAAGCCCCGCCTCAAGCGTCAGCACATGGTTAAAAGCATGGCCGGAGAATACGCCGACCAGCTCGACCGCGCCGACCTGACCGTTGAAGTCAGTCACAACAAACGTATCCG